ATCATCGAGATTCCGCCGGATCGAGATCGGTTTCGGTGGTGGCCTGAGACAAAAAAGCCGGCGACGTATTATCTGGAGAATGCACGTCATCGATTGGTGTGATATCGATGGCCTTTGATCTTGCTAGCAATTCCTCGAACGACAGGTTTAAACTGATCTGTTTGGTTGTTGACATCTTGTCAGCAAAATGCAAAATGTCACTAATCTGCTTCAATGATTGTAATGCCTGAATATAGTTACGATCTGCAATGCATTCGGTTTTTATAGAATCAAGCTCTCTGATCATTCTTGACTTAGAATATCCCGACGCAATTCGGACATCATTTCGATGCGTCTCGATAACCCTGCATATCCCTTCATTCTCTAGCAACCGTTTACATTGATCTGATGTGCCAGCATACCCAGCTTTTTTGCAGATCATTCCGCCAGACATTGTTCCACCATTTTCCGCATAGAGAATAGCAAAACTATATTGTTTGGGGGTCAACGGTTTTTCTTTTTTATTCATTCAAAACACTCCCATTAAAAATGGCCTTGTAGTAAGTGCTTTGCAATCCATTGGTATTGCTGGCATTGCGGAAGCAATTTGCGTTTATAATAATGCATCTATATATAAGAGATAAAATTTCTCTTGCAATCATATCAAATCAGTTTCACGATTTGGTAACTTTTAACTCCCCATATAATCGAGGAACATGAATATAAAAACAGCATTACAGAATGTTGGCGGATTATCCAATCCGAGTAAGATGCCTTGTTTCGGGTATAGCATTCCAGCAAAATATTGCAACATTGGTTCACGATTGGTCAATGTGATTGGTTCAGTTTGTGAAAAATGCTATGCGTTAAATAATTTCTATAATATGCCTTGTGTCAAGAATGCCTTAGAATTAAGATATCAGATTGTAATGGTAGCACTGAGTAATTTGATCGCAAGAAAAACTTGGATTGATTCAATGGCTTATTTACTCAACAATCGTAAACATGAATTGTTCCGTTGGCACGATGCTGGCGACATTCAATCGGTTGACCATTTGCGCATGATCGTCGAGGTTGTAGAGTTGACACCACAGATAAAACATTGGTTGCCGACTAAGGAATCAAAAACGGTCAAAGACTATTTTAATAAATACGGTGCAATACCAGCAAATCTCTGCCTTAGATTGTCTGGCAATATGGTCGATAAACCTGCGCCGACAAAGTTGGCAAATAAATTAGGCATTCAAACTTCAACGGTCACCACAAATGGTGATCAAACATGTGTAGCATATAAGCAAAACGGTGAATGCCGTGATTGTGTGAAATGTTGGGACACTGACAATATGAACACATCTTATCCGCTACATTAATTTTAACCAATCGAGAAAAAGGAGAGATATGAAAAAGGGACTATTAGTTCATATTTACAGATCAGATTATGATTGTAAATTAAATGCTTTATACGGTAAGAAAAGCGCAGTCTTAACAGGCGAAGGAATTGCTGAGATATTTGAACCAAGTGAAGAATGTCCAGAAATTAAAGTTGGCAAAATATTAGATCATTATTATTGTAAGCCTGTTAAAGCACCCCCAGAAGGGCACACATCTTATATGTGTGGCGGAACATTTGTTGCTACGAGTGATTCTAGATTTCCATTTGATGGTGCGCTTTCACTTCATGATCGAACAGAAACTTGGGAAATGTACAAGCAATTATCAATATAAAAACATCTTATCCGTTACACTAAACTTTAACCAATCGAGGAATATGATTATTGAAAAGCAAAAGACAAAACGAGAGACGAACAAATCTGTACGAGTACTTTATCCGTTCAGGCAAATTGCTGTCAGGAGTAGAGTACTTCACAGATTAAATCCTCAGGAATTAATGGTACGTAAAGGTTTTTAAGTACTAATCTTTGAAGGCCAATTATTTGTTGGCCTTCCTAAATTAGGATTTCTTAACCGTCCTGTATTCGCAGGACATAATTTTAACTCTAACAATCGAGGACAATATGAGTATATACGTTGACAAAGTACACATCTATTGTGACCACGAAAATTGTGATAATAATGTCATGATTGAATCTGAGGAATTGGGGTCATATGATTTCAGCAACCCACCTCGTGGAGTACGTGATGCTCCGTATGGTAGTGTTGATCCAATCGGTGTTGTTATTAGTGATTACGCATTCACTCTTGGATGGGGTATTGATAATAACAGAGTATCTTGTCCAACACATGACAAATAATAATTCCTAGTTAGGATGCATCAGATTATCGTGCATCTTATAGTAGGAATTTATCCTGCTATAATCTGAATTGGTTTTCCTGAAGAGAAACCGGATGCATTGACAATGGATTAAACAGAGACTAGTTAAACTATGATCTCATTTCCTTGAATGGAACAATCCAACAATGGACATAAATTTATCCGCTGTATCCCACCAACAACAACACATTGTGTTGGGTAACCAATTCAGATTATTAATTCCAGTTTTTAAAACTGGTTAATCTCAAATCGAGAATATTATGATACGCAAAAGAAAAAGAGGATTTTATAAACGTCCGACTTATTGGGACAGGCCAAAAGAAAATCCTGAGAATTTTGATTATCGGGCATCTGATGAATTTGTTGGTTCAGATTATCGCAATGGAATTTATGTCGGCATTCAACAACAGAAAATTGAATCGTTGACAAATGAGCATCATTTCAATTGCGATGGTTGCTGATGAAAAAACGAACTGAAAGAGAATTGAAATATCCGCATGTGCAGATCGGAATTATATTTGTAATTTCGGTTCTACTGTACGTATTTATTCAAATAGTTCAATAGGAGGAATATGCCCAGAGAGGATTTAGCAAAAAAATACTGGAGTAAAATGGCTGACAAAATTTACGATGAGACTTACAACAAGACTTACCGAGATGTGATGGCCAATTTTCAAGAGCAAAAACCTCGACCTTGGTATGAGGCTGAGGCTCAGCAACTTGCTACCAACTTGGCAGAAGATGCGGTTGATGAATATTTAATTAAAAAATCGGAGGAATATGAAACAGGAAGAATTTAATACTCTGATGGATAATTACAGAGCTGAAAATGAGTCAACTATTTTGCTATTTGCGCAAAATCTTTACCTCGTCGCAATCTTTGTCGGCGTGGCAATTTTAATAATGGAAAGGATAATATGAAAATAACCAGCAAAGAAAAGAAGTTTAAAAACTACGTGAACTATTTAATGGTGGC